GCCAGTATTCTATGAAAGAAAATTAATAGAATGGCAAGACAGAGGAGCCGGCACTGGTGCACCCGTTGCAATCCACGATGCTAGTTCTGATATTATGAGTCAAACAACTCGTGATAAATCTTACAAGGATAGATTGCCAAATGGTAATTACATTGACAACACTGCAAATCATTATGTAGTTGTGTTAGGTAAGTCACCACAAACTGCTTTAATTTCTATGAAGGCGACTCAATTAAAAATTAGTCGTAAATGGAATTCTATCATGATGGGACTTAAACTACCGGGCAAAAACGGTTTGTTTACGCCGCCAACATACAGCCACATTTACAATCTAAAAACTGTTCAGATGTCTAACGACAAAGGAACATGGTTTGGTTGGGAAGTATCTAAAGTTGGTCCGGTTGAAGATCAAGGTGTTTACGGTGTTGCAAAATCTTTTGCTGAACAAGTTGGCAAAGGTGCAATAGAAGTTAAACATGGATCAGACGAATCTAAAACAGATTCACCATACTAAATAAAATCCTAGGAGTAGGCGTGGAAGCGAGAGTGGAAACGCCTATTAAAAATTATGGTAGAGAAATTTAGAGAAATATTTACAGGATTAAAAGAGAGATTTGGTTATCATCAAATAGATTCTAGCAATGGTGATGGTAAAAAATCCGGAACATCTTTTACTTCTTCTTATGCACACACAGAAGAAATGTGGAAAGCACATTTAGAAGGATTAAAATTTGAAGTAAAAACAAAAAATAAAACAATTCAAGCAGATAGTTTGGGTTTATGCCCTATAAAAAGTGACAGCACTTGTATGTGGGGCGCTATAGATTTAGACGAATACAAACCAGATGTAAAAGAATTATATAAAAAAATTAAAAGTTTAAACGTTCCCTTTATTCCTTTTAAATCTAAAAGTGGCGGTATACATGTTTACATATTTTTAACAGACCCGGTCCCAGCATTATTATTAAGAGAAAAATTACATAGTATAAAAAATATATTTGGTGATTGTAAACCAGATAAAATATTTCCTGTTCAAAAATATTTAAATTTAGAAAAAGGTTCTGCTGGTAGTTGGATAAATTTACCTTACCACAATGCAAAAAAAACAGTTCGTTGTATGATTAAAGAAGACGGCAGTGCTGCTTCTCTTGAAGAATTTTTTGAACATTACGAAAAAAATAAAGTAACTCCTCAACAACTTAAGAAATTAAAATCAAACATTGATGAAGGAGATGTAGGGGATTGGTTTCAAGATGGCCCTCCTTGTATGCAAGCTTTAGCTTCTTTTGGTATACCTAGAAGTCAAAGAAATGAAGTTATGTTAGACATGACTAGATATATTAAACAAAGATACCCGGAAGAATGGAAAGATCAAACTTTAGAATATAATAAAAAATTTTTTGAACCTGTTGGAAAAGGGATGAGTTTTAGTGAAGTTAGTAATGTAATTGGTTCAAGGGAGAAAAAAGATTATGTTTACAGATGCGATCAAGATTGGTTAAAAAGTTTTTGTAACAAAGAAGAGTGTGTAAAAAGAAAATTTGGAATTAGTGGATCGTTAACTAGTGAATTAGTTTTAGGTCCTCTTTCTTATGTTACATCAAACCCTAAAATTTGGTATCTTGGTTTTAATGGAGAAGAAGTAGGTTTATCCTCAAAAGAATTAGTTAAACAAGATTTAGCAAGAGAGGCTGCAACAGAGCAAACAGGTAAAACCCCACCTAAAATAAAAAATTGGGACATGCAGTTAAGAACACTTCAAGAGAAAGCTACAGAAATAGATGCTCCGGAAGAAAGTCTTCCAACATTTAGATTGAAAACAAGCCTAGAAAGTTTTTGCTTTAATACTAGGGTAACTAAAGATAAGAAAAAAATTTTATTGGGTAGACCTTTTGAAGATGAGTCTACTATTAAATTTACTTTTGGAGATTTTTTTAAATATATAAAATCAGATGAATGGAATATTACAGCAGATATTACACACCAAATGTTAAAAAAAATATTTGGTGTTACAAGAGAAAAATTTCACATAAAAGAAGGTGTTAAGAGATGGGTGTATGTTGTTAACAAAGAGCAATTTGATAACGAACCTGAAACAAAGCAAGAAGTTGCAGAGTATGTTAACCAAGATAAAGAAAGCCCATTTTAATGTTAGATAGATTTTATAGAAAAAGATATAAAATATTAGGGGGTCCTGGTTGTGGTAAAACAACTAAAATATTAGACATTTTAGCTGACTACATTAAAGCCGGAGTTAATTTAGATGAAGTTTTATTAATTGGTTTTGCTAAAGCAACAGCAGAAGAACTACGAGCTAGAGTTATTAAAAACAGTTTGTTAACAGAAAAACAAGCTGAATCAATTAAAACAATACATAAATTTTGTTTAGATCACATAGGTAAGCATGACATCCTAAACTCTAGTGTAAAAAAAGATTTTAAAAAAAGAATGGCATCCGACCCTGACACGTGGGTTATGTTAGACGATGAAAAATACGATAGAAATGATGAAGAACCTGCTCAATGGACTCAAAAAGAAGATAGGAAGTTGGCTGTTTATTATGATATAATAAACAAAGCGCACCATTCTATAGGTTTTGACAAGAGAAATAAATACAAAGATGATTTAAATAAAATTTTAAGTTATTTTAGAGAAAGTGTACAGGATAATTTTAAAAATGTACATACAGCACAACTAACTTATTTTTACACTAATCTTAAAAAATTTAAAAGTCAAACAGGTGTTATTGATTTTGACGACATGTTATTAAAAGCTTTGTACCCTACAGTAGAGTTTCCATCATACAAACTTGTATTAGTCGATGAAGTTCAAGATCTTTCAAAATTAGAATGGCAAGTTATATCTAAAATAGCACAAAAAACTGAAGAGTTATTTTTAGTTGGTGATGACGACCAAGCTATATATGCTTGGAAAGGATCTGATGTAAAAATTTTTCAAAAATGGCCTTGTAAAAAAGAAAACGTTACACGTTTAGAAACATCATACAGACTTCCAGGGAAAATATATGATTTTGCTTTAAGTATAAGGAATGACATAAGGTACAGGTTGGGTAATGAGTTTACTTGTCAAAAAAGAATAGACCCTAATATAAAAGATGAAGGACATATTGCTTATATAAATGGTTTAGATGAAATAGAAAATTTAAATGAAAACTCTCAAATTATTTTTTGTGCAAGAGCTAGAAGTCTTCTTAGACCTTACGCTGATTTTTTAAAACAAGACAATTTAATATGGTTAGAAAAATCACAAGGTATGGATGACAGGGGTAAATTTAAAAGTTCTTTCCCTAGTAACTGTCAAGAAGTAATAGAATCTTGGAATACTTTACAAGAAGGATATTCAATTAAAGGCACAGACTACATAAAAATGGTAAAACAAATAGATATAAAATTTATTTCTGAAAGAAAGAAAACTGCGTTGTCCAAGAAAGATACAGCACCAGTAGAGTTATATGAAGCAGATAAAATGTTTTCTTATGAAGAATTAAAAAACAAATTTTATCTTAATGCTCCTTTAGAAAAAATGTGGCATGAGATTTTTTACTTTGACACTACAAGAATTCAATCAGCTACGAAACCTAAAGCTATTTTTAGGGATAGAGAAGACTTTAACGATTACCTGAAAGGGTGTTGGGAAAAAAATAAAAATTTAACAACAGAAATTACATTATCAACTATTCATGGGGTAAAAGGAATGGAGGCTGAAAAAGTAGTTCTAGCTGTTGAATGGGGTTTCTCATTGAAAGCATATAAAATGGGTAATCAAAAAGACGAAGACGACGAACTTAGAGTTTGCTATGTGGGTGTCACTAGAGCTAAAAAAGAACTATATCTATTTGAACCACCTGGACAATACAAAAACCCTTTTCCATTATTACAAACTTACTTAGGAGATAAATATGACGGATAAAAATATGTTTAAAGATAGCTTTCCACAAAATCAACAAATTGGAGGATCTCATTACAAGAATTTTAAAATTCAACCATACGAATT